TCCCATCCTGCGAAATAAAGATCGCGCCGCTTGCACCAGCAGTCAGATTGCTGGGATTGGCAAGTGTTCTTGACCCACCGAGAACGATCGAAAAATTATTGGCTAATGCAAAATCAGCGGTGATTGTGGCGCCATCGGTCAATGCAGAAATTGCACCACGTTGTTGGGCGGTATAAGACTGAGCGACGGACAGACCGGACAGCGTTGTGGTCGCATCGGGGAACGTAACCGTGCGGTCGGCAGTCGGGTCACATGCCAGCGTCAGTTCGTGATCGTCAGCCGTCGTGCCTTCCAGCACAATCGAACCGTTGAAGGTCGCAGTGCCCGAAACAGTGACTGCCCCATCAAAGGTGGCGGCGCCGGTTACATCGAGCGTTCCGGGAATGTCAACGTTGTCGGTCCACTCAACACCCGTTCCAGCGGCATCGGTTTGCAGCAGTTGACGTGCCGCGCCATCAGCCAGCTTGCTAACGGCGATCTCGGCACTGGCGCTGATGTCCGCGTTGACGATGGTGCCGTCAGCGATCATCGTGCTGGTCACCGTGCCAGTGTCACCCGTGGTGATGACGGTGCCTGAAATATCAGGGAAAGTAATGGTCCGGTCAGCCGTTGGATCGACGACGGTTAGGAAAGTTTCAAAGGCGTTGGCGCTGGTGCCTTCAAACGCAAAGCTGCCGCTGGTACCAATCAGCAGTTCGCCCGTGACTGTGCCACCGCCGGTGCCGAGCTTTTCGCTATCGACTTCCTCAATCGCGGTCTGGACGTTGGTGGCGGAAATACTGCCGGCTGGCGTGAAGCTGACGTTGCTGGCGACCTGTGCAGTCACCGTTTGCGACACGTCGATTTCGGTCCATGCCGAGCCGTTAGACAGCACAATGTCCGGCGGGCTTAGCGATACATTCGGTGCATTGCCTGAGGTGATCGTGCCAGCTTCTGACACCACCAAGTAGTAACGATTATTAGCAGTGGCGGCTGCTGGCAGAGCTTGGCCGACAACCAAACCAATAGCTGTACCTTCGGCGGTAACGGAAGCGACTAAACCAGTGCCACCACCACTGGAGGCATCAAACGTGCCAGCAAAAACGATTTCACCCACCGAAATACCGATGGGCTGGAACACGTTGCCGTCCCAGAGGAACAGGTCGCGGGACAGCGGATTAAAGAAGAATTGACCAATGTGGTCAGCGGTCGGCTGCGTTTCACCGATCTTGGAGACCGCGTAGTTGGCGAGCTTGGCGCCAGTCACGGCGTTGCTATCAATACGGGCAATGTCAAGCGTGCCGCTGGTTAACAGTGCGGCGCTGTGGTTAGGCAGGTCGCCACTGGCAAGCGTCGTACCAGAGCTGATGTGGCCTTGGCTATCGACGGTGACCTTGGTGTAGGTTCCGGGCGTGGCGCTGTTGGTGTGATTCAGGTTGCCCGAGTCATCAACCGATAGACCCGTGCCCGGAATCACCGCACCCTTGGCGACGCTGGTGGCAGCAGGCAGATCGGAACTGATGATTGCCCGACTGTCGGTGACCAGACCTTTGGCGCTATAGGTAACCAGCCCGTAGGTGACGCCAGCCGCTACGTCATTGTCAATTTCAAGGACCGCACCGTCCATGCGGAGTCCTTCGCCGTTGATGGCGACGCCGCCTCGTGCGCTGGTGGTAGGTGCCGGAAGATCAGCGCCAGTGATCGTGCGGTAACTGACGGCGCCTGCGTTGGCGGCGGGACCGGCGAGGAATTGGGCGGCGGCACCGGTGTTATCCAGTGTGGCGCTAACCGTTACGTCGTTGCCGCTGGTGCTAACGACAATATTGATGGTGCCAGCCGTGCTGCCGACAACAGAACCAACGGAACCGGCGGCCTTGAAGCTTACCCATGAGCTGCCGTCCCAGATATAAGCATTGCTGTCATCCGTGTCCAGCGCGATCTGACCGATGAAGGCGCCACTGCCCGGAAGGGTGGTAACAAGGTCAACAGTTGATTCGTCTGCCAGTTTTGCGGCTGTAACCGCATCGTTTTGGATCTTGACGGTCGTAACCGCGTCTGTTCCGAGTGAGGCGGCGACAATCGAGCCAGATCCAAACAGCACCTTGGCGCTTGGGATGGTGGCGTCGGCAATCAGCGTGGTGGCGTTACCGACAAGATCAGTAACGGTGATCTTCTTGGTTTCACTTGCCGAGACATCAACAATCGGCAGTAGATCACCGGCTGCGAGGTTGGCACCAGCTAACGCGGGTAGTTCACTAATCCGAAGGTCAGCCATCGCGCCTAAGCCGACAGGTCACTGTTACCACATAGCTTAGCTGTCTTACTCAGTGTCTTCCTGCAGCAGCGATGCAAAGGCGTCCTGCTCCAGGCGTAAATCGTCGCTGGTTTCCTGTAGTACTTTGTCGGATGGTGTGGTATGTGCCAGTAGCCTGATGGGGCCAGTGGTGACAAAATCAGCAGAGATCTCAACAGCATTGTCGGGTGAAAAATTGACGCCGGCTTGCGTGATGATACCGTCGATTTCATACCAGATCTCGTCGTCAATACTGGTTTTAGTGCCATCTTCATGGCCAACTTTTAGATAAAATTTGGCGCTAAATTTGCTGCCGACTTCAGTGCGAATGGCAAGCTGCAGAAGATAGTTGGCGGATTCGGCGGTGGATTGCTTGGCGTAGGAAGGCAGGTATTCCCAGTAAGCCCGAAAATTACCGCTGCCGCTAATCAGGCTGGAATACTGCGAGCGGAACTCGTCGCCTAACGCAGTGGTATCAACGGTTTCGCGTGTTGTATTTAGTTCATAGTATGTGCATTGTGCCAAAATGCGCGAGATAATATTGACAATACGAACTGCGATAGGGATGTCAACTGCAATCGAAGTTAGTACAATCGCTTGACTTTGTAAGCCCTCAACCGCCTTGTCAAACGTGTCGTATAAACGGATACCGCCTAGCTCATCAACATAAATATACCAGTGACCAGAGCTTTGGACAGCATTTGCGATCCAGCCGCTAGCATCGACAAATGCAAGATTGGCGCCATTCGTACTGCGAATTTCAATTTGATCGCCACTATGCAAAAACCCGGCGTCAAAATCAAAACTGAAACGACGGCGACTGATGTTAATATCACCTGCATTGATGGTGGAAGTTTTTTCGGCAAGCTCCGAGCTACGCCGCAATTCCACCAGACCAAAATTGCCGAGATAGACGCTCATTACAAAGTCGCGGTGGTTAACGCGCCGGTGCCTTGGTAGCTAATTTGAGCGGATACGATTTCACCAACAGACGCTCCGATTGAAACGCTGGTGACATAGGCAGTCAATGTCACCTGATTATTTGAGGAATCGCCAGCCAAACGCAGGGTCAAACTTACTGTGTCGGTGCTAGCAACACCAGATGTTTTGATGAGTTTGCGAAGTATCGTGCTGGCGTCGTTGGTGTTATCGGTGTCAACGTAGTACAAAAGACTGGCGCTGCCGCTGAAACTTTGAACGCCGGGCACGTAACTGCGTTGCGCGTCACCAAGCGTGGTTGATTCCAGTGTCTCCAAGTCAGCTTGGAGCGTCCAACTGGTCACCTTGACCAAGGTGTCGGAGCCAAGTAAAAGGCGTCCGTCGCGTCCAGTGAAGATCTTAGCCATGGTTACAGTTTAGAGAACTCCGATCAGCTTGACCCGCACGCTACTGACACCCGGACGGATGGCAGTAATCTGCGGCGCTTCGGCATAACGCCACGCATTTGCGCCAGTCACGTCAAGCGCCGTGCTAGTACCGCTCCAGCCGGAACGTACAGCGGATGGGGCACTAAAAGTTTGGAACGTGCCTTGTACTTCGTTAAAATGAGTCAAAAATAAATTGGCGTTGGTGTCAGTAATGTTGTCGTAATTAAGTTCCAACGACATATTGGTGCGTTGGCTGCCGTATAGGATGCGCGTTTCTGCGCCAGACTGCGACCGAAAGGATTTGATCGGAAAGTCACCCGGATTAAAATTCCGTCCGGTTGGTTGCAATGTAGGGAAAGCCATCAGGAGTCAACAACAAAAGTGCTTGGAGTGGTCACATCCAGTGCGATCTTGCTGCGAAGCTGGTCGTCACACGGGAATTCTGATGCGGTTATTTGCACCGCACCCTCTGCGTCTAGCGTAAGTTGCTCCACCAAATAAACACTTGAGGCGGTAGCAGTGCTTAAAACGGTAAAGACGCTTCCGCGTATTGCCGTCTCTTGTACGATGCCGCCACTTACAGTCATTACAGCCTGAACCACATCCTCGGAGCCGGTCTGGTAATACAAGATGGTGTACTGACCATCAGTAAAAGTGGTAGCACTGGTAATAATGCCGGCGGCGCTAATACTGCCATTTTGAGCTGAACTATAAGGATTGGCTTCCGTCACGACGCGGATGTAGTCGCCAGGAGCTAGGTCAATCCCGTAAGGAGCTGTCTTGAATTGGATTGTGTGTTTTATTCGACGGCGAATTGACATAAAGAATCGTGCTACCAATTCAGCATGAGCTTGACTGGTGCAATACTGTGTCATGTCAAACTGCTCCAGTGGGTGGTCAGTGCTGGTGGATTCATTCCAGCGGATGACGATATTGCGCTCTTCGGGCAGTTGATTTTCGCGCTCTTGGCGGAAACGCATTATGGCTTGGAAGTCTTTGCGTTCCTCGGCGGAAATATAATTCAACTCAAAACTATCCTCAAAGATATTACCGGCTGTAAATAATTGTTTGATGGTAACAGGGTTAGTGCTGATTTCGCCGCCGGGCGTTGTAGGCAGTGCAGGCACCAACGAAAATTTCCCGTCCGTGATGGCGAAGTTACATAGCATGAACGGCGCTGTATCGGCAATGAACTGACGAACGTTAACAGTGCTTGCTAATGCTCCATCGAAGAACAGGTTATTGGTTTTGAGAAATTTAGCTGTATTCGTAAAACTGCTGATGTTAATTAGTGGGGCACTATTAACTGTCATATTCAGCAGTTTGCCAACACCAGCAACACGATTAGTCAATAGGTAGTAGACAAGATCGCAGAACAAATTACTTGGCTCAACTCCAGACGCTTGGTCAGGATGGAATCGTTTGACGGGGATACCATTTTTAATCCAAAAACGGACCTGATCCAGTGCGGTGAAATTACGGGACGCTTTAAGTGCCAAGCCCGCAATCGTCATATTCAGGTATCGGGGAACCTCCGCGTTGCTGGTGATCTCGTTGACGTAAACAACGGTGTGCTCAGGATTGTTGGCGTTGGATTTTTCGACGAGGTTGCCGTACAGGCTGATGTCGCCGTATTGGCTATGTTGTTCAAATGTGCGACCTGGATATGTGTAGTTCTGGGTGATGACGCTGCCACGAGCTTCCACCACGAAGCGTGCGCCAACTTGTGATCCGGGCGAGCGGAAGGGGTTGGTGTTGCTAACGGTGGTGAGGTAGTCGAAGTTGTTGCCAACTTGCCACGAGTTTGAAACGTACGTGGGGTTATCAGAAACGCTGATGTTGGGTGCAGACCACAGACGGGTTCGACCGCTCCAGTGATTTGCTACTTCATCAACACGACTGGTCAGCGTGAGACGGATAATTTTGCCGCTGTTGCTGAGGTCAAGTGTGGTGGAGCGATTAACGCCCACGTTGTAATTACGGGCAGGACCATAAAGCTGTTCGTAAAATGCTTGGCTGCGGCCTTGCACCACGTCACTGGATTTGACATTACCAACGCGGCGACGCTGACCGATTGCTGTAAACGCAGGACTGGCGGGTGGTTGACGGAATGGATTGCTACCAGAAACGGAGAACGAGATTATGAACTCGCTAAAGCTGTTCCAGTTGGTTGAACTTTCGGTGATGCTTTCGTCGGTGATCGTCCAAACAAAACTTTGACCGGAAAAATGTCCGGCAGTCAGCGCGGTTTTGTTCAGGACGTAGCGAACTTTGTACCAGCGATTGCCGGTTACGTTGTGTTGGTAGGTAAAAGTGACTTTGGTATTTTCGTTACCCGGATAGTTTTGCGCGGATGCAATGCCAGCGGCTTGAGTTAGCTGCCAAGTAAATGCACCGTTGCGGCCTTCGGTATATTCGTAGGTGGGGTTGGTGTACCAGCTAAGAAATTCGGTACTGGCGACTCGTGTTTCGACGCCTTGCTCGTCGGGTAGCAATGTGACCACACCAACGCTGGTGGGCAATCCGTTGACAACTGTGCGGTCTTGAAAGCTTGGCAGGCTAAGAAACTCGGAGTTTTGTTGAATATCGAGTTTGGTTACTTTGTTGCCAACAGCGTTGACCTTAAAAGTTCCATACGCGGTCAAGTAGTTGGCAGATAGTGTTTGACGCTCAGAACTGTTATTAAGGGAGCCGCCGTTATGCAGGTGCCAGAACTCTGCGGTATTAGGTGAGTTGCGTCCAATGTCCGCACCGTTTTTGGGGATGAACTGAAACTCGTATTGGCGCTTATCAGGATGGGTCAGACGGATGAAGTTGTACTGTTCGATTGGCTGATTACCAATGATGCAGAACTGTTCACCAAGAGGCTGCCATGCGTATTCATTACCAGAAGGATCTACGCCAGATGGACGTAGGAAGATCGTAAAAACTGAAGCGCGTTTGATATAAGAGCTGTTTGTACCAGTCTGGACGCTGATACGCTTTTCATCCAAATTGTTTAGCTGAGCAGGACTTGGGACAGTCTGGAAATTGCAGATGCCGTTAAGGCGTTGGAATACATTGCTGCGGATACCGATTTCCGTGACTTCGCACGGGCGGGTGTTGCGGACGGTGGCTTTTGCCACTTTCATTAACGGGAAAAATGCCACGTCGGCGTTGTACTTTGCTGGCGTGTTGTTATCGGAAATGTAATTAGCGCGGAGCATGTATTGAGACACCACGCCAATCGTATTGGTCGAAGGCGCGTTTACGTCAATACATTTCAACTGGATAACTTGGTCTCTTCTATCTTCTACGCGCCAGATGCTAATGCTGCGGCTGATGACCTGCCATGTTGTGCGGCCAATCATGAACAATTCGCCAATCTGCAGTGCGTCATCTGCAGCAATCCGCATTTCTGTTACGGCGTCGTTAATGTCTTCCACGCTGACTTCGCGGTCTGTGCCTTTGTAATAATCTTCGGGAATAGTGTTAAAAGCAATCGTGAAGGTTGCAATATCACCAACATTGGCGCGGCGAACTTCAATACCAGTGGAGTCGGAAACAATAACGCCATTTAGTGCTGTGATGCCCATGCGGCGACTATAGTTACGACCGGTGCCTTCCATGCCAAGGTGGCGAATTGTACGAAAACTGCCGCCATCATCAC